ACATTTAGTCCATTTTATATGGGCAATCATACGAAACCTTGGGAGATGGGAGAAGAAACAGGTATGGCTCCAAGTAGCTATACTTTATCTGAGAACTGGGGATTTCAAATTAACTTTATGGTTCCTCTAGATAAGAGTGGTCTTGAACAATGCAGACGTATTGCCAAGCGTCAAGAGGAAAAGATGCAATTAGATTACGAGCTTGTACGAGCACTTAAATGTGCAGAACTACAACGTCAAGGGTTTACCATAAGACCTAATACACGTGTAGCATTCCTGTGTCAAGACATCGTACCTATACAGTCATTACTACCACCAAAACCAAAAGAAAAAAAGAAACTTGGATTATTTTAAATGAGTTCACTTACAATACAATGGGAAGCCGAAGAAAAGGCTAAGAAAGCAAAAGCTGCCAAGAAAAAGAAAGCAGCTGCCAAGAAAACAACTACAACCACCGAATCATGATTTTTTCTATATTAAAACCACTTGTACTTAGATTTATTACAAGTGACAAATTTAAAGAGTTTGTTGTTGACTTACTTGAAAAGTTAGTTGAACAAACAGATAATGAGCTAGACGATAAAGCTCTAGCTATAGTTAAAAAAGGACTAAACATAGGATGACTGAAACAAGAGTAATACCGAAGAAAGCAGACGAAGAAAGTTTTAACGAGCTCCACTATCTTGTTACACAGGAATTTTTACGTTTGATAAAGTGTGGCGAAGCTAAGACTCAAGATTTGAAAGCAGCATGTGATTGGTTAAAAACTAACGACATCACAGGTATTGCTCTTGAAGGCAGCCCACTAGATAAACTAGCTTCTATAATACCGAAGGTAGATCCAGACTTAGTAAAGAGTAGACTTTATGGCAAGAACAGGACCTAAATTAAGCCCAAACCCCGGTAAGACAGCTAAGTTCTATCGGAAGAACAAAGAGTCACGTGAGAAACATAGACGTGACAACAAGAAGATTAACAACACACCAGCCAAGCGTGAGTATCGACGTAACCTTATGAAGATACGAAGAGAACGTGGAACTGGTCCACAGACTGACTTGTCACATAAGAATGGCAAGATAGTCGAAGAAAGCAGAAAAACTAACCGTGGAAGAGGCGGAGCAAGCAAACGTTAATCTATGACACCATTACTACCAAACCCTGATCACTATTTACACAATTTAATAACCATGACAAGTTCAGATTCTAAACGGCTCTGGAGAAGAGCTATCAAAGAGCACTTTAATTGTACATGCGTTTATTGCGGAGAAACTTATGAATTACAAAAACTCACCATTGACCACGTACGCCCGAAATGTAGGGGCGGAGAAGATGTGGCAACAAATGTTGTCCCGTCGTGTAGGCGATGCAATCAGGAAAAAGGTAGTAAACAATGGCTGGATTGGATGAGGTCGACATTCGGTAAAACAGAACGAGAACAAATTATTTTATCACATATAAGATGAATCATGAAGAAACAATAGATGATGTCTTTTCAATGTCTACATTTCGTGAAGATCCTGTAGAACAAAACAAGTTAAATGTACAGTATACTCATCAAAAGGCTGTAAAAGATCCACTCAGTCTTAATGATTATGAAAAACAACTATTAATAGATAATGGTTTAGATGACTTTGTACGAGGTGGGCAGACACAAGCAGCTGGAGTAGATGCTGCTTTACTAGCCGCACCTCTTGTAGCTAAACCCGGTTTACTAGCTGGAGGAGTAACAGCTGCTGGAAATCTAATTAAAAAGTATCCCGGAAAATCTGCCGAAGTTGCAGCAACCGCACTTGGAGGTGCTAGTGAAGATCCTCAAGATATAGCTTTAGAAACTACTGGATTTAAAGCTGACACTATGTTTGTAGGAGGAAGACCTATTAACACAGGAGGATTAACTCGAATACTTGATTATGTATTCTCTGAAGCTGGTAGCATATTTAATCGAAATAAAGGTGTAACAGAAGAGGGTATGGAGATACCTTTTATGATGTCTAAATCAGATGATGCAGCTAAAGGTTTTAGTAAAGTTACAAGCCCTGAGTACGAAAAAATAGTATTATTTGGTATGGACAAAATGGGCATGAAAGATGGTGTATTTGATCTTGACTTATACGACCTAAACAGTCCTATATTAAATGAAATGACAGACACACTAGGTGGGTCAGTGATGAAGTCAGGAATGAGAAGAGGTAAGAAACTTACTAAGCGTAACTGGTTGGAGTACTTTTTAACACCAGAGAGTTTAAAAGGTAACTTTGAAGCTTTAAAAAAAGAAGGTAAAGTAGCTGCCAATCAGACATGGGAAGGTTTTTTAAAAAGTAAAGGACTCAAGACTCAAGCTATTCAAGCTCATCATATCAACCCTCTTTATGATAGTATCCATTTATTTGATGGAGTTAAATGGGGTAGTGATGAATACTGGGAAATGGTAACTACTCTTATAGATAGAGGTGCTAGACCCGGTATTACACAAAGAAAAGGAATAACTAACATTATACGTACTTTAGGTGCATCAGCTCGTACGGATACACCACACGGAGTTGCACATGAGTTCTACAGAGATATTATGCCTACATTCTTTAGTAAAACAGAACGTGATTTAATGAAAGGTAATTTTAAGTACCGAATGGAAAAAACTAAACGGTGGGCTAGAATAGTTAACAGATCTGAAAATGTAGTATATGAAGCACATAAAGCATGGGAAGCACTTAACCCAGAGTTTAAAATAAGTTTTGCAGAGTTAGTAGAACGAATGGCTAAGTATGATAATGAAGGTGTGTTAAAAGGTATACATGAAAACTACCAAGTACCTGATATAAAAGAACTTGTTAAGCAAGTTCAGTTTGACGAGTTTATAGCTAGGTTAGGTATAATACCTAGTCAAAAACAAAACAAGTTAACAAAAAGACTACCTTTAATAATGGACGATGGTACAGTTATAAACGACGTTAATCAAGAATTTTTAGAAGATCTTGCGTCAGGCATGAGTCAAAGAGACTTAAATGCTAAATGGGGTAAAAAATATAATCTTAAAAAAATCAATGCAAAACAGCTTGATTTCTTGAGAGCCATGCGTAAAAATAATTGATGGGTATGAATAGTAAAGAGATAATAACCGCCCTTAAACAAGACTTTAAGCTTTTCCTACAGGCACTGTGGGAGGAGCTGAGTCTACCTCAACCAACTAGGGCACAATATGCAATTGCAGATTATTTGCAGACTGGTCCCAAGCGACTACAAATCCAGGCATTTCGGGGAGTTGGTAAGAGCTGGATTACTGGTGCTTTTGTTCTATGGACTCTATTTAATGACCCCGAAAGAAAGATTATGATTATCTCTGCGTCTAAAGAACGTGCAGATAACATGTCTATCTTTTTACAGAAGCTTATAATTGAAACACCGTGGTTAGCTTACCTACAACCTAAGTCAGATGAGAGCCGATGGTCTCGTATATCATTTGACGTAAACTGCACACCACACCAAGCACCATCAGTTAAATCAGTAGGAATTACAGGACAATTAACTGGATCTCGTGCTGACCTCATCGTATTAGATGACGTTGAAGTCCCGGGTAACAGTATGACGGAGTTAATGCGTGAAAAACTTTTACAATTATGTACCGAAGCTGAATCTATCCTTACGCCAAAAGACGATAGCCGTATTATGTATCTCGGGACTCCTCAGACTACTTTTACTGTTTATCGTAAGTTGGCAGAGCGGAATTACAGACCATTTGTTTGGCCGTCCAGATACCCAAGAAAAGCCAAGCTTACACAGTACGAAGGACTCCTAGCACCTCAGATCCAAGAAGATCTAGATATGGGTGCAGATGAGTGGGAAGTCACAGATCCTGACCGATTCAGCGAAGAAGACCTCATAGAACGTGAAGCATCTATGGGTCGTAGTAACTATATGCTTCAATTTCAACTCGATACAAGTCTATCAGATGCAGAAAAGTTCCCTCTTAAAATGGCTGACCTTGTGGTTACTAGCGTCAACCCTACTACTGCTCCTGATAACGTGGTCTGGTGTTCAGATCCAAAGAATGTTATCAAGGACGCCCCAACTGTTGGACTGCCCGGGGACTATTTCTACTCTCCAATGCAACTACAGGGAGAATGGGGACCATACACTGAGACTATCTGCAGCGTAGACCCCTCTGGAAGAGGCTCAGACGAGACTGCAGCAGCCTTTATTAGTCAAAGGAATGGCTTTCTATACCTACATGAGATAAGAGCCTACAGAGACGGTTATAGCGACGATACACTGCTTAATATACTCCGTGGGTGTCGTAAGTATAAGGTAACTAAGCTTGTAATCGAGACAAACTTCGGAGATGGAATCGTAAGTGAACTATTTAAAAAACATATTCAACAAACGGGGCAGTATATCGA